TTCAGAACGAAGAATTTCTGAAAAAGCTGGACGAGTACTTTAGCGGCGGGATGGCTAAGCGGGTCAAGGAACTCCGCGAGGGCGCGTTGGAGGACGCCGCCGCGCAGGGAAAACAGGAATTGGCAGCCAACGCTCGCGCAAGCATCAACAAGATATTGGTCGAGTTGGACTTGCTGACGATTGCGTTCGGCGACTTGCTGCAGGCGATGGGCGGGATCGATTTCTTGACGCGGCTGCGGCAGGAATTCCAGGACTACACCAGATACATCAACAACCTGAAGGCGCTCTACCAGCGCATATTCGAAGGCAAACCGCTGCCGGAGAATTGGCCGAAGACGTTCGGCGAGTTCATGCACGGCAACTTCGGCGGCTATGGCGACAGGGTGCCGGACGATCCGTCTGTCCCGCTGCCGATTGAGCCGGGCAAACGTCCAAGGAGTGAGGCTCGCGAGCGCATCATCCGCCGCCGAGGTACCTGGAGCCAAACGCCAGAGACGTGGGAGCAGCGGCAGAAGCGGCTCGGCCTCGACCGTTATGGCAACCCGCTTCCTGGTCGCGAGACGGCTCCGCCACCACCTCCCACGTCAGTGCCACAGCTTGAGGGATCGGACGGGCGGCGCTACTCCCGTCAACTGGAGAAGCACAGCTCGGCCTTGGAAGACGGCACCAAAAAGCTCGTCGCGTTCTCGATGGCTCTGCCGGACAGCGAAGAGGTTCGCGTCTGGAAAGCATCTGTCGGCGTCCCTGGTTATGGCGGCAGAGCGGTGAGTGCCGCCTACGGCAAGCTGGTCGGCCCAGGAGGCAGCACCTCCACGCCTACCGGCTCGCATGTCCGTCCTGGCGAGGGCGCGCAGTACGGCGGCAGCGGCGACTCGCGCGTACTCAAGGCGAGCTACGATCCGAACGTCGGACCCTATGGTCCGGCTGGCTCGGGCTACGGTGGCGGTGGCGGACCCGGCAGCCCTGGCGGCGGCATCGGTCCCGGTGGCCGTGGCACCGGCTACGGCGGCGGCAGCAACTTGCGGCCACCAGCTGGACCAGCGGGACCAAGCGGGCCGCAGCCAGACACCGGCCCAGCCAACCCATACGACAGCAAGAGCGGAAGCAACGCAGGCATCACCGCACCAGCTGGCACGCCGATCCAGCGCCAGGGCATGGCGACGGTCACGGCAGCGAACGGTCGCAAATTCCAAGTCGATGCAAGGTTCGCAGAGAACTTCCAGGGCTTCATCAAAGACTACGAAGCGGCGGGTGGCGTGATCGGGCCGGAGAGCGGCACGCTCGGCCATCGTCCGCACAATGCATCCGGTCATCCCATCGGCGCGGCCATCGACATCAACCAGATCGGCTACGGCATACGCGGCAGAGGCGGCAAGACGCTGCCGAGCAATATCGAGGATGAGCTTGCCGAGAAATGGGGCTTGGTATCCGGCAACAGATGGAAGCGCAGGGACACCGGCCACTTCGGTATTCGCAGCGCTCAGGCGGCGAAGGAAGCGCTGCTCAAGCAACAAGGCCAACCCGCAGTCGCCGCGCCTGCAGCGCCTGCAGCACCCACACCAGGAGCAACGACCGAAGCACCGCAGGGTCAGAGCGAGGCGTTCGCCGCAGCTCGCGCGGCTGCGGTCAAGGCGGGAATTCCTGACCCAGACACCGCCGCTGCTATCGCGATGTACGAGAGCGGCAACTTTAAGCGCGGCACCGGCAGCGTGTTCGACAAGTCTGGCGGCACCAACCCATTCGGCCAGACCGTTCCAGCTGGGACGCCCGGCGCAGTGAAGGGCAGGGACGGCCAGTGGCATGCGAGCTACTCAAGCCTGGACGAAGGCTTCGCTGCGCACTTCAAGCGGTGGGGGCATCACTACAAAGGCGGCACGCCGGAAGAGACGCTGCGCAGCATGCGGAGCGCTGGTTACAACAAAGAGAACCCGCGATGGCTGTCGGACATCGCGGCGATCCGCGCCAGGAATGCTAACAGGGTCGCAGCCAGGGGCGCTCCGACCAGCATCCGCAAGGGCGGCGTCGGCACGCCAGAGGAATGGGAGAGAGCGCGCAAGGAAGTGGGTCCCGCTATCCCGCCAGGGGCGCGACCCGGCCCCGCCGAATCGACTGACCGTGCGAGCTACGGTGGTAGCGGCGACATTGATAAGCCAGTCAACGTCAACTTCAAAGTCAACGATGCACAGGTGCAGTTCGCGCGCACGTCGATGGCGCGCATGGCGGATCGTGAAGTGCGAGAGGCGAGATGGAATAGCTATTCCGACATCGGCGCAGCATGAGGTGTCGCCATGGAGCAATGGGTCGTTACCTATCAAAGCATCACCACGCGCGAGACGCTGATCACTGAGTTCTATCGCGGCACGCGCGCCGAATGTCTTCGCATCCGCGATCATTCATCCACTGGCGAGGACGATAGATATCCGAGCAAGGAGTTGTGGCACGCGGTCGCCAGTCCGGTCAGCTGCTGGGAAGAATTCGTCGAAGACGCGATCACGTCTGGGCAATACGTCCAGGCGGCACATCAGCATGGCGGTGGATAATGGCAGGACTGAACTGGGTTTTGTTTCAGTGGGGGCCGATCCAATTTCAGGTCTATCCGCTGAGCATCGATGATTACTCGCACGCCAGCGCGTCAGACTGGGCGAAGAAAGAGATTGCGGGAGCCGCCATGTACCGCGAATGGGTGGGCGAGCAGGACGAGATCATCACCGTCAAGGGCCGGGTGTTTCCACATTACTTTGCGCGACAGCAGCGCCAGCGCAACATCAATGATCGCGTCGAGCAGGGTGACCGTGCATCGCTCGATCCAGCCAATCAATTGCTGCGTCCCGGCAGCAATGCAAACTACCCGTCAGCTGGCGGGCTGTTTCATCTCGATGTGATCGACAACATGCGCAGGCTCGGCCAGTCGCACATTCTGATCCGGGGTGACGGTTGGCATTACGGCTGGTTCATCATCGAGCGCTTGAACCGGGGCCATCGCCATATCGCCAAGGACGGCATCGGGCAGATGATCGAATTCGAGGCGATGTTTCAGCGCGTGCCGATCCCCAACGACGGGGCTGACAACATCACGCAGATGTGGAGCAGCGTTACACAAGGAGTCTGAGCATGGCCGCGCTCAATGTCACCTCGTACGATCTCGTCACGGTCGGTTCGGACTTCATCACCGCCGATCTCATTCTGTGGCGGCGCTACCGCAACCGCGCGCCAATGATGTTGGAGCGGCTACTCGACGACAACCCTCACCTTGCGAAGGTGCATCGCTACTCGCCGTTCCTGCCGGTCGGCACTCAGCTGCGCATTCCCATCGACTACGACGTGCTGAGCGGTTCGCCTCAGAAGAAGAACACCGTTGTGCTGTGGGGGACCATTCCCGCCAGCGATATGATGACACAAGGAACGCTGTAGCGTGGTCGAGCATCAGGGGCCACGCCGCCGCGCGGTGGTTGAGATATGGGTCAACGGCGCGCCGATCACGACGCGGCTGCATCCGTATCTGATCTCGGTGCAGGTGGTCGATAACCTCGACTCGTATGACAAGTGCAGCATCGAGCTTGATGACCGCAACGCCGAGCTGCAACTGCCGCCCGACAAGGTGCCGATCATGGTCGCGATGGGCTGGGCTGGCGAGGGTCCGGACTTGCCGGACCGTGGCCGCACTTCCATCGACAGCGTGACCGGCAAGACCATCGGCCAGGGCGCGCTGAAGAAGACCGAAGTTGAGAAGAGACTGGAGCAGCCGTGGGGCGGCCCCGGCATGGTGGTCATCTTCACCGGCACGGTGATGGAAGTGGAGTCCGGCTTTGGCCGACGCGGTGGCGGGCGGCGGGTGTGGATCGAGGCGACCAGCGGCGACCAGAGCGGCCCGATCAAGGAGGTCCAGCAAGGCTCGGAGGGCGCGGGCAAGCCGGAGGACGGCGCTCAGGTGCCGGTCAGCGCGCAGATTCCACTGAAGCAGATGATGACCAAGGTGTTCGGTCCGCTCGGCATGACGGTGAAGCTGTCGCCGCAGATGGCGAAGGTCACCCGCGACTTTTGGCACATCAATGCTAGCCCGGCGGCGTGGGCGAGCGACGTTGCCGCCAGCGTCGGCGGCGTCCTCAAGATCGCGAACAAGGTCGCGGTCATCGTTGGCAAGAACGAAAAGGTCAACGCCGATGGCGAGGCGACGCCGACCATCGATGCAATCTGGGGCATCAACCTGATCGGCTGGCGCATCAGGCCGTACACCAACCGAGCGCAGTGGGGCGGCGCAGCGGCGCGGTTCTTCGATCTGCAGAACGCTGCTTGGCAAGTCGCCCAGAAAGCTATCGGCGGCAAGACACCATTCGGCGGAGCCACCGCGATCTCGAACTTGGTGCATTCGGTGGTCGATAAAGAAGTCGCCACTCAGAACAACGACGGCGGCGACAAGGACAGCCTTGCGCGGCGCGGCACTGGCTGGGTGCTGATCAACGGCGAGCCGAACGCCAAGGCCGGAGCGAACGTAAGAATCCAGCACGCCCGGCCCGGCGTCGATGGCGAGTATTACATCACCATCGCCGAACACATGTACACGCGCGGCGTCGGCTACACCACGCGCCTGGAGGTGGCGAATCCGATCCCGGACTCCGACGACTACAAAGGCTGGCCAAAGCAAAAGGAAGAGGAGGAGCCGCCAAAGGAGAAGCCGCCGGTCGAAGGTCCGGAGCGAGTGCCGCAGCATTCCACCTGGACGCCGG